GAAATCTCCACCGTGTTAACAATGTTGCGACTTCCAGCCGGTAAAACTTTCCGAAGCTGCTCTTCTACAAATTCAGACTGCAGCTCGGCTAAACCTTGCAGCTCTAGCGCTGTAATCTCCGTCGAATCACCGGCCCAGGTGCTTAAAGACTCTTTCAGTTGAGCAAGGATTGACCTTAGCCTTGCAGCCTTGAAAGATTCATCAAGATTTTCAATCCCACGAAGTTGACCAACAGCCTCCAAAATAATATCGTTATAAGCATTGATGATCCGCCTAGCAACACTGTTGCTATACCTATTCAGGTCAATCGCGTTTCGATACAAGCTTGCCGGTGTTGTCATTCCTCAAAGAAGCCTAAAAGCTCCGGCTCAATCTCTGTCAAAATAGAAACGTCAGCGCCACCTTTTAGTGCCTGGGCGACAATCATTGAAAACTCAGGGATCATATCCTCTTCACCTTGATCTTCATAAATTAGCTTAATCTCGTCAATTGATTCAACACCGTATTCACTAAACCAAGACAACCTCACAACAGCGAACGTATCCTCAGGTAGCTTGCGCTTGCTGACGTACAACATGCGCTGACGCTCAATTCCGTGATCCATGTTGAGCAGTCTCCGCAACCATTTCATCATGCCGGGATTTGATCCTCTTGTTCAGGTTCCGCTGAAACCTCAGGCATAGACGGAGATGCTTCCGGTTCAGGCCGCTGCATCTCGATCAAGCCGCCGTTCTGAGTTGCCTCAAGTTCAGCCTCAACTTCAAAATCATCGCCTAGCACTTCGCCTTCGGCAAGCTGATTTAACAATGTCTCCTGAGTGATGGTGCCTGCAGTGTAAAGCTGCAGCAATGATTGAATTTCTTGCGGCTCAAGCCGAGCACCGAGGAAGTCGCGATTGACGAAGCTACTGCCAGCCTGAGATTCTTGCAGATAATCTGCATGGAACCTCAAGCAATTGTCAATCATATCCTGCATATTCTGAGCAATCACCATCATGGTTGAATCGCCTTGGCTCCGATCAATACGCTTAGCCTCTGCAGTCTCAGCGCTTAGCTTTTGACCCAAGACCGCCGACAATCCAAGCTCATTGATCTGTCCTGCGATTTGCTCCAATCGCTTAAACTGGGCGTCATAGCTCTTTCCGCCTGGCTCAATATATTCAGCACGGCCATCAGCAGGGAAAGCAATAGCTTCACCAGGACCGGCGCTGACTTCTTCAGCAGCAGATGGAAAGCCATAAAACGCAAGCATTGGGACAGCTGAAATATGCAGCTGATTATCAAGGTCAGACTGAACTTGATAAGCCTTAAGATTCAGCTCCGCAATATCTTCCATCGGCGGACGTGATTCCATCAGGTTGACGCGATTGCTATAGGCAACAGCGAACGGAATATAGTCAAGGCTTGTGGTGCCTTCTTCAATTTTCTTCAGTTCGCCTTTGGTGTCACGCTGATGGATTTCAAATCCGCCAAGTGTTAACACTCGCACCTGTTCAACTTCTTTTTCACCGTATTCACCGTCAGGCTGAATAACCTTCTCAAGCAAACGAAGCTGCACAAGCTTTTGAGCGCCATCAACAAGCTCAGTGCGCCAGCCTAAAATTTCACGCGGCGAATAAGTCACCCAATATGGTCTGCCGTTGCTCCCAGCAGCAGGAGCATCGACCAACACACCCACATGGCCATAACGTATGCAGCGACGAGCTGTCTCATAACACCAGACGTTAAGATCGTTGCCTTGTAGGTCTACATCAAACAACTGCTCACGGATGGTGTCTGAGACATCATTTAGCCTCACAGGTTTGCGAGTCAACATACCTGCAAGCATTCGCTCAAGCCGCACAAAATAAGGCGGACAAGTAGAACGCGCTAGACGATTGTCATAGGCTTCATCGAGTTCACGCGGCTCTTGCGGCAGGTAACGCCGATGCTTGCGGCGCATCTCATAGCTACCGCCTTGCAAATCTTCAATCAGGATCCAATGCGGCTCCTGATTCACCCATGCTGCATTTGGATCGTTGACCTGTGAGACGTTTGCCGCACGCTGACGGTCATAAAAGTTGTAACCGGAGTACACGGCGCAATCTCACAGGTCTATAGCGACAGTTTAAGCCGCTGCGGTAGCAGCAGTCAGTTGCACGCTATTTCGACCAAGTTTAATTTCAAACTCTTGGCCAGGCTCAAAGCCAAGTTCCTTGATGTAAGCACTGCCTACCAAAAGGTTGCCGTTGCCTTGCACTTTGGTTTTGTGCGTAAGCTTGCGGCCCATCTTTTTGGGCTTCTTCAGGTCAACGCCTTTGGCCATCAGCAACGCTTCATAAAAAGCGGTGTAGTTCAGCGTTTCGCTGCCTTCAGCAGTGATGCTGACGTAGCCGCATTCACGCACAAGCTCAGAACGTGAGACATCACCGAGCTGGCGGCATTTTTTGAGTAGTTCAGTGCCTTCGAGCATGTTCAATAAAAGAGAACAGTAGAAAGATAACAAATGTCGGCAATGCTGTCTAGTACAACCTGATTCCCGTTCCTCGCCCAGATCTTGCGTGCAATGGGTTGAACAACCGCCAGATCGCATAACCAAGCGCGTCATTCATGTGGTCGTATCCTGCATCCTTATCAGGATCGCCTTTCTCCGTATAACTTTGAAGCTCTAAGCATTCAATCGTACGCTTGCAGTTCTTCGTAACCTGCAGCCTTACTTGTCCTTTCCCATTTTCCAACACAGCTTGAACAGCAGCCACCCGATCACGAATGGCAGGATTTGATCGACCGGATTGATTGCTGAAGCCATAGGTTTCCAAGATTTGAATATCGGTCTGCGCGGCGTTCGTGCTTCGGTTTCCGCCTGATGCGTCAGGGTAGGCATAAATTCGACGGTTGGAATATCGTCGCTTGATTTCTTGTGCGAGTGTGTCGGTGTCATGGCTACCACTCACTTCGTCAATGACAACAAACTTGTCATTCAGTCTTACACCAATCACGGCTGACATATTGCCAACGTTGAAATCAACGCCTACATGAATGGGCTCATCACCTGTAGAAACGCTGTCTATAACGTGCTTTTCACGGTCGAACCTGTCGTAAACCTGGCCAGTGTTTAGGTTTACAAACTCACCGTCAAGGTAAGCCTTCAGCAAACTTGGATCGTAATTAGCCTTCAAGCGTTCGACGAAATCATCCGGCAGATGTGGGTTATCCGTCGTCTTCATTTTGATCAGCTTGCGATCAGCGCGAGCAAGTGCATCAGGGCTGCCAAACTCGTTGTAAAGCCATTTGAAGCCCTCTGGCGTGGATGCAGCAGCAAACTGCCTTACTACACCGGAGCGAAGACGACCAAGAATCTTCGGGAACGCCTTTGATGCAACAGAGTAATTGACGGTATCGATCTCATCGCTGATGCAGAATGCTAGGTTCAAACCGATGATGCGCTGAAAATTCTCGAAGCTACGGCACAGAATCTTTGTATCACCTTTCGGTAAATGCAGCACATACTCCGGCAACGGTGATGCTCTAAACGTGTAAGGTATTTCGTACGCTTCAAGATAATTGTCAAAGTCCGTCAACCAGATATCTCTGATCAGCGGTCCTGTCGGCTCCATAACACAGCCCACATAGCCTTGATTAGCAATCGCGAGTGATACAGCTTTACAGCAAAGGCTTCGCGTTTTGCCTGCGCCGTAGCCTGCAGAGATTGCCAAAATTTGGCTGGTTTCATCATCAACAAAAGCAAGCTGACCAGGATGCAAATCTGCCTTCATCTGAGCGAGTAGCGCATCAGTGTCTAAACCTGACGCATCGCCCAGAACGTGACCAATCGGAGCATGATCAAGAATGCTCAACGGTCAAACACCTCGTAAGACTTACGCAAACAAGCGTCACGAAGCTGTCCGCGCTTTTCTTCGATCAGGTGCATACTGCTGACGTGACAGTGTGAGCTGACGCCATCAACGCTCAGCCAGACACGGTACATATCAGTTTCGGGCAAGTGCTCATACCAGAATTTTTCGTCAGTCACGAACACAGTTGAGCCAGTTTGGCAGCGGTGTTAATCGCTCCTAAGGCTATGTGATATTGACCTTTGGCTCTAGCCTCTTGTTGCAGAGTGGCACATTGCGAGAGCAGGTCAGCGACCATTTGCGGTCGTTCAATGTCCCAGTCAGCTTTTAGCTGTTCGCGTGCGAGCTGTAGGTATTGATTACAAGCGGAAGGCTTCAGCCCCCAGTTTTGCTCAGCAAATTCAATGCAGTCTGACCGCCTACCGCCATTGGCGATGATGCGTGCAAACTCTTTAGCACGGATTATTGTTTCAGCTTTT